TGTCTTGGCAAACTGTTTGTCCATAAACAGCTCCTCTATTAGGCGATATAACTGAAAATCTAAAAACAACATTTCCACCTACAAAGTCCATTCTTATAATCTGATCTTCTCTAAAAACATAACCAACTTCACCAGAAGTTATGGCCACAACCTGACCACCAGAGCCAGGCAAGTCTTGAGTATCTGATGAACTAACACCAGCTTCCCAAGTTGAAATGTCATTTATTCCTGACCATGCAACTCTATTTTTTGCACCCTCTATATTACCAGTTACTAAAAAATCTCTTATGACACCTGATGTTTTAAATTTAGCTGGTACTGTACCTGAACCACTTGAACTAACTAAAGATTGTAATGTTGCAAAGTTAGATGATGTTCCCATTAAATAATACATGGGAGGATTGACACCATTACTTGCAACTACATATTGGCCAAACTGAGTAAATGTAAAATAATCTGTATCACCACCTGATATAGTTAAACTTCCTTTTACACTAGCAAAAGTACCAGATGTTAATTTATAAATATTGTCTTTCGTTCCAACAAAAGTAAATACTGTGTTTGTATTATCTCTAAAACTACCAGCACCTTTAGCATTTTGTGTTACATTAGATGCACCACTATAAGCAACTAAACCTTTAACTGGTTTATAACTTGTTTGTGCATGATACACATTCGTTGCTACAGTTGCACCAGGATTTAAATGATCTGGTTGGTCTGGCAACCATTCACCAAAAGGTATTTGCATAATTTTTTGCCTATTATTATAAAGTTGAAATAAATGGAGAAGCTACTGTACTATCACCTCTAACTTGTAAAGGAGCTCCATTATATTCATCTTCTCTGTCGTTTAATTCTAATCTTTCCATAGCTGTTGCATACATAGATTGCCATGTTTGAACTTGTTGAGGATTAATTCCACCTAAAAAATTAGCTGCATGAAATAAAGATCCATACAAATAAATTGCTGGATGAGATGTTAAAATATAATTTGTTGTATTTGTGTCTGATAAAGCATCAAACTTTTTATAGTAATTTATTTTAGCTGTGTAAGTTCCATCAGGTACTGGAGAAAATCTAAATGTATCTCCTAAAATTGTAAATGTAGTTGGTTTGCCAGTAGTGGATGTTGTTGCTGTTGCATCCATTTGTGATGGTGTTGTATATGTTAGTGGAGTTTTAGTTTGTCCACTTAAAAGGTAAAAATCTCTAACTTGTAAAAATCCTGTAGGCAAAGATTCTGTTTCACTATCTATTGTTAAATCAGCTTGAGCAACCATAGCTCTAACTCTTAATTTAGAGTTAAAATCAGCTTCTGCTAATTTAATAAAGTCATCAGCTATCTCTGTATTTAAATCTGATCTGTTTAACCAATTAGCAAGTGATGCTTTTAATTCTGAGTAATTTGTTAGTGCCATTAAATTTTTCCTGGTGCAGTTCTAAAATATCTATAATCAGAACTATTTAGTTTTTCTCTTAATATTTTGTGTTGAACATCTTTAGGTAAAGAAAACCAATTACCATCTTGACTTTTGTTATATTCTTTTGTCCAAATTTCTAAAATTATTGTAGGAATAGTTGCTACTCTTTTAAAATCTTTTCCTGGAGAATATCCATCATTTCTAGTGTAAAGCTCTTTGTTAGTTTTAATAACTGGAGCTATGTCAGTTGATGTTTTAACTAAAACACCATCTTTGTCATTATCGTAATAAGTATTACTTTTAATACCATCAGATTCTTGTCCAATTTTTCTCATATACGACCTTGTCCTAAATAACGATTTTGATTTCTTTGTCTTTTTTCTGATTTGTTTTGAGATTTTTTATGAACACCTTTTCTTTTTGGTGGTTTATCTCTTGGTAAAAAATGAACAAACTTTTGTTTGGCCACTACGCACCCATTTCAGTTACATAAACATCTGTAGATGATCCATGAAACACAGCAATCTTTTCGCCAGGCGACACTTTTAAAATCTCAACTTCACCAGCTGGTAAAAGAGCTGATGTAGCACTTGCAGTAGGTGCAGCACCTAGTACAAAATGAAAATTAGCTGAACCAACAATTCTAATATAATAAGTTTGATCTCCAAATGCAGCAGATGCAGTTGATGAGTTGTTAGTATTGATTTTTTGACTTGTTCCTGGTCTTAAAGCATAATTATAAGCCATTATTATTTTCCTTTATTTTCTTTTCTTTATTTTAGATTTAATAATCTTCAATTTAAGTTTTTTAGGTAAAGTTTTTTGTTTAGCTGTTAAAACAGCTTTGCCTTTCATTTTACCTTTCATTAGTATTTTCTCATTTTTACTTTTTTGCCCATTTTCTTAGCAGCTTTTTTTGCTGCCATTTTTCCTTTTTTTGTATAAGCAAATTTCTTTTTTCCTACCATTGGCATAATTTATGTCCTTTTATTAATTGGTATTTGTGGGAGAAGTATCGCTAGACAGAGTCCCCCACAAAATTTGTAATTATCTTCTGATAACAAAAGTTATTTCCATTTTAGAAGAATTAGTTGAACCACCATCTGTAATACATTCAATAGTTCCATCTTCTTCTACTCTGTTAGCAGCAGTAGGTTCTGTAGTTGTAACTTTTCCAGCAGAGCTAGTTGCTACATGGTCAAAACCACCATCAGTTACTGCAACACCACCTATTTCAAAAGAGATAGCTGCTGTTCCTGTTGTGGTTGCTTTGTTATGAGTAATAATTTTAATTATTCTTCCACCATCAGGCACACAAACAAAAGTTGATGATGCTGATGATACATTAGGTATATGTGAAGTAATAAAATAATCGTTAAGTGTTCGCATTGTATTTTCCTTTTTTGTATTGCTTCGTTCCGAATTAAATCTTCAAAGACCAAACAAAATGTTAATGAATATTGTGAGGGAGTAAAAAACCCCCTCACAAAAAGTTTTATTATGATGTAGTTAAATCAAATATACCACCTGATGCTTTTTCATTCTTAGAGCATAAAGTGTATTCTACTAATAGAGCTTTCTTGTCAGCATCACCAGTTTTCGCTAGATCAACCATTTGGAAATCTCTTAGGTATGCAGCAGACCACATATCAGGAGATAGAACATAAGCTGATCTACTTCTTGAAAATCTGTTCGCTACAACTTGTAATGCACCGAAATCACTTTCGTAAACATCAATTGCAGAAACTAATCTTTTGTTTTCTGCATCATCCATTCTTGTTGCACCACCAGTAAAACCAGATAGTTTTTGCTTATTGAAAGCACCAACCATAACCATTGATGGATCGCCACCCTCAGTCCAAACTTTTCTAATCATAGATTTAAGTTGAGACTCAGTAAAAGCTCTTTGTGTTCCATCAGTTCTAGCATGAGTACCAGATCCAGTTGGATCAGCACCAGCTCCACCACCTTTGTCTGTATTAGTTTTAATCCAAGACTCTAGTGAAGCCATTCTTCTTGCAGCACCAGCACCTGAATCAACTGGAGCTTGGTTTGCAGTAAGAGTAGTTTCCATATCTCTTTTAAGCTCTTTAGAAGCTTTAGAGATTAAGTATGCTAGTTCGTTATTTCTTCCAGCAAGATCAACTGATTCCATAGTACCAGAAACGATCACAGCTTTTCTTGAAATCTGTGTTTTGTTTCCAATTCTAGTAGTTGCAGTTTGTGCATCAAAAGAAATTTCATCACCCTCTAAATGGTAGTTGTCGGCAGCTGGAGCAGCTAACGCATCTATTTGCCATTCATGGTTGACAGCAGTTGCTTTTGATTTACCAATTGAACTCATAAATGGAGTGTCAGTTGGAGATATGTTGTAGATAATGTCAGATAAATCTTCTCTCTGACCATTTACAGCATATTTAGTAACAGTATTAGTAATTAATGCCATTATTATATCCTTTATTTGTTTGAGTTGTTAATCATGTCCAAGAAAATATTCTGAGCATCTTTAAGACTCCCAGTTTTTCTTAAACGACCAAACTTTTCTCTAGCAGCTTTGGATTGATAATCGCTTTTGTCTTTTTTAATGCCTGACTTAAAGACTCTGCTTGGTTTAGAAATCTTTTTAGCAATATTTGGTTTTGCTTTTTGTAAATTTCCAAATTTCATAGCATCGTTTACCAACATCAAGATACGATGGTCATATACTTGAGCTATTTCTGAGTCGTTAAACCCATATTTAGCTAAATGACTTCTCATATTGTTTTTTAAAGTTGATGCTTTACCAGGATCGGCAAAATCAGGAATATTATTCACCAATTTCGTTTTTTCCATTTGTAAATATCCATCAAATTGTTGTTTCTGTTCAGATTGTGCCTTTTGAAAAGCAGAATTTAATTTTTCTTGCTTCTTTCTAAGTTTATGTTCAATCCTTGCAGCTTGTGTTGGATCTTCTTCGTATAAAGCTTCTAAATCAGCAGATGAAATCTCTGAATTTAGTTGCTCTTGGGCAACAGACATAAGCTCATTAACTTCTTTTAGCTTTTGAGAATAGTCTTGTCTTTGCTTTTCAGACTGAGAATAAAAGTTCTTTCTTTCATTAGAAAGTTCTTCTGTCTTTCGTCTGTAATCAGCATCTCTTGAGTAACCATTTCTCAACTCATCAAGGGTAACTTCAAATTCTTGACCAGCAACTTTCACTTTGTGAAGTGCTTCTTCGGTGGAATCTTGTTTCTCTTGAGTATCAATTTGTTCTTCGTCTTGAGATACATCTTGCTCCGAAACTTCTTCTTCTTCTGATTCAGTTTCTTCGCTTATTTCCTGTTCCTGAGGTTGATCGGTTTCCAATTCCTCATTTTGTGGTTCAGGAGAATTTTGTTGTTGTGTTTCTCCAGTTTCTGTTTCTTCTGGAGTGTTTAATAAACCATTTACAGCCTTTTGAGCTTTTTGCAAATCAGTTTCAGATCCTTGTAGTGGGTTGCCTTGATTGTCTGACATATTTTTCCTTTATAGTTAAGCTCCTCTTATGAGGTTAGCTTATCCCAACTTTTTTTGTTAGAATTTTTGGTTTTTTATTTGGGTTCTAAAATCTTCTAATTGTTTAGAAGCTAGTTTTCCTGTGTCTAAAATTTCTTGTAAGTGCTGCTCAACTTTACCAACTATATTGTAGGCTAACCAAAGTTTTTCTCTAGTGTCTGTTTCGTTAGCACCAGTATTTAATAAACTTGTTGAATATAAATTTTTAAGTTTATCAAAAGATTCTTTTACTAAAGGATTATCAAATAAATCTTTAGCCTTGTTGGACTGGTTTACTTCCTGTTGGAGCTTTGCCTGTTCCTGGTCGTTCATTTAATGACTCAATCTGTTGTTCTAAGTTTTGTTGTGATTGTTGTGCATCCCTAAAATCTTTTGTACTCTCAGCAACTAGCATTTTATTTAAATCTGCTTCTGCCTTAATTTGAGCTGAATCTATTTGAGCATTATATTTAAGCTCAAGTTCTTTCATTTTAATTTCGTTTTCTAAAAGCATCTTAGCATTACTGCCTTTAATTTCTTTTAGTTGTAATTCTAAACTAGCCAGTTTTCGTTTTTCTTCACTTGCTATTCTAGCAAATTCTATTTTCTCAATTGGTGTAGGTGGTGGTGGAGCTTTCGGCTGAACCATACCTTTACCTTGATCTGGATTGATAAAGTAATTTTCAACATTTTTAAGACCAGCATTTTCAATAATTTTAGATAAACTATTATAAATATTTTTAAGGCTGACCATTGGATATTCTTGACCACCCTGTAATTGAAATGCTTGTAACTGTCTTTCTAAGATATTATTCAACATACCTATTTGTTGTTCTGAGCTGCCTGTACCCAAACCAACTGTTATAGAAATATTATATCTGTTTCTCCACTCAGTAGGTTTAACTGGAATGAATTGATTATTTAATTCTACAACTCTTTCCTTATCTTGATACTTGCAAGTAAGTTCAAATATTCTTTTAAATAAATCTTTAACACCAGTTTCAGCAAACACTCTAGCGATCAATTCCATTCTCATTTGAGATTGGCTCATCAAAGCATTAACACCAGTTGCAGTTTTATTTAAAGCATCTGCATCCATACCCTGATTGTATCTTGTAACACCAGTTCTAGATTCTCTTACTGTGTCTAAGTATTCTAATAATGGAAATGCTTGTTGCGAAATCGTTTGAGATTGCATCGGCATCATTACTTGGCTTGGTGGTTGTTTAGTTCTAACAACACCACCTGGTCTTGATGTAAGTAGGTCATCCAGATTAACCATACCATCCATTATGGCCACTCTGTTATTATTTGTTAAATACATATTATCTAACAACTGACGCATAACTGTAGATTTAACTAACTGAACATCTTCTACTAACTCAGAAACTGATCTACCATAAAATCTGTGTGGCATCGGAATTGGAGTTAGAGAACAGAAAGGAATAAAATCGCATGGCATATTATCTAAAATAACAAAACCAGTTCCAGCACAAATTATTTTTCTAAGTTCGGCAACACCATCGCCATCCATATCTACTTTTACATAACACTCATAAACTTCTATTTCTTGAGTGCTATCATCAGGAGCATCGTCAAATGGACTTTCATCAATATCAGAAACTCTTTGTAATCTTTCATCGTCTAATAAAATACCATTAGTCGTTGGTAGATCATCTATAATATCTTGGTCATATCCCATCTCTATAAGATCGGATCTAGTTTTCATAACTCTGTGAGCTACAAAGTTTGCATCTTCAATACTCTTTGCTGATCTTTCAATTAAAAATTCTTCTGGTGGTATATTTTCTATTTTTACTTTACCAGCATTTCTAGTTCTTTTGATAATACAATTGTGCAGCATGGGTGTTTTTTCTTCTTCAACTTCCATACCTTGTGCTATAGCTTCTGCTGCCATAACATCCATAGCATCTTTCATCTTTGTATCTACAAAAGACTCCTCTTGAACAACCTCAACATCTTCATCATAAATTAATAATTCGTATTCTTGGTCGTTTAAATTTTCGTATGTTTCTTGTTCAATTTTTTGAGCATCATCCCAATAAACTTTTACAATTCCATTTTTTTCTAAAAGAGCATCTTTAAACCAGGTATATAAAATTGAAAATCCATTATTATCTTTGTTAAAAATATAGTTAATATAATTTGTAACTTGATCTGCTAATAGAACATCTTCTGCTTTAACTGGC